TAGTAGCGGTTGATGTCACCGCTCGGCGTATGCCACGCGGACAGGGGCCAAGCATCATAGGCGACGGCGAGTCCCCAGATGGTTTCTCCCCATTGCATGACGTGGCTGATGCCACCCGTGTTGGTGTTGGCCGTGGGAGTGCTCGGCTGCACGGGCGCGGGCGTTGCCGGGGCCGGGGCTGTGGAGCCGGTGGGGTTGGCGTACAGATCCCACTGCCAGCCTTCGCCACGGAAGATGTTGAGGTCGATGGGACTCCACGTGTTGACCACGCCGGTACCGCTGTACTGTCGCATGGCCTCGCCGTACGCGCCCAGCATCCACGGGTTGGCCTGGTAGCCGGTCGGGCTCATGTTCGCGTACTGCGCGATCCACAAACCGTAGTTGGCGCGGATGTCGCCGGGGATGGTGCCGGCCACGGGGCCGGTGTAGAGCAGCGGCTTGACGCCGCCCGAGAGCCGTTCACACTCCGCCGTGAATCGGCGTACCCAATCCCAATCGCCCCATGCGGGGTTGTCGTCCATCTCCCAATCCAACGCCACGATGCCGTGACGCCAATAGTTCGACGTGTTGCGATAGAAGAATTGGGCTTCCGCCTCCGGGTTGCCTCCCATCGCGTAGTGATACAAACCGAATTTCTTGCCGGATGCTTGTGCCTGGGCGATCATGCGGTTGGCGTCCGTGTTGACGCCGGACACCAAGCAGTTGTTGTTGACTTGCCCGGTGCCCCATGTGGTGCCGACCACGATGAAATCGGCCTGCATGTTGTACACGTCCGCGCCGCACTGCCAGTTGCTCATGTCCACGCCCTGCATGTCGGCCATCGCCGCCGGGGCGAACGCCATGGAGACCGCGACGGCAAGCGCGGTCAGCGTCATGCCCACGCGCCGGTGCAGGTGTCCGTGTTTCGGCTTGCCTTTGTTGAGGATTCCCACATCCTCTCCTTCCCGCCCCGAGTCAAGGGGCAATAGAAAAGCCATCCCGGAATGGGATGGCTTTGAAAACCTGTGTGAAAATCAATGCCTGTGCGCGCCATGATTGAATATGATGATGAGCGCGAGCAGCAGCAGGTATATGCCGCCTGCGATCATGAGATGCGTCATTGCCGGTCCTCCAAATATTTTTCGGCGGCGGCGACGATCCAGCATTGCGCGTCCAATTTCTCAAGCTTCGACAACTCGTAGCTGACGGCCTCGCTGTGGTCGGTGTCCTTGTCGCCGTAAATCAGACTGATGATCGTGTTTTTGATCGTGTCCCGGCAGAGCTCGTCCATACGGTCGTCGAATTTCGCGGTGCGTTCGCCGAGTTGTCGCGTCTTGGCGAAATGCTGGGAGAGCGGCGAATCGTAAGGCAGGCGTTCCGGTTGCACGTGCGCGTACAGGCCGGTCGCCAACGCGTCCAAAGCGCCCGGCCAGACTCTAAGTCCGAGCGTGATGATGGCGCACGCGCCACCCACCCCACCGAAACCGGCAAGGAAATTTGGCAGCACATTACATCTCCTTGTGGGAAAGCCCCGCAAGTGGCGGGGCTGTGGTTGGTTTAATACGGGTGGTCAACGGCGGCGAACACGAGCGGCAATCCGGCGTTCTGCAGCAGGGTTATGAGCGAACCGTCATTGAAACCACACAGGCGGGTCAGCACCGTCACGCCAACAGGTGTCGGCACAGTCAAGTTGTTCCTAGTGCCGATGAGATACGAGCCGTCCTTTTTCTGCCACGCAACGTTAGCCAGTCCATCAGGCCTTGGTTCTGGCGGATACAACCAGCCAGTATCTTCGCCGGTGACGGTTATCTCACAGCCCTCGTCGGTGATCTTCGACGAGGCGTTCTTATAATTCGGAGCCCACGGCACCACCGGATCACGGTCCTTCAGGGTCGGCGGATCATAAAGATTCCTGATTCTCACGCGGCCACCCCCAAACTGATGAGGGCTAGTAGATTGCCGTATCCTTGTCGAAGCAGTTGACGCCGACCGTCTGAAGGACAGTCCAATCGTCGTCCGAGAAGATTCCTCGGCATGCGAGCATGACCTTCGCACCGGCGCCCATGAGCAATCCCTTGCTCCACAGGTGCAGGTTCTTCGTGATTGCCGAACCGCCGCTGAACGTGACATCGTCGCTCGTCGGCTCCACACGCCCCTGCACATCCTCGATGACAGCCGAACATATGTATCCGCCCGTCAGCGATGGAATGACGATGTTGCCCCACAACCGCAAGAGCTGATTGTCCTCGGTCGCCGTGTAGGTCCGCCCTTCCACGGTGCCGGGGAATGAATTGCCGTTCGATACGATGGTCTTGGTGGTCTTCGCCATATTCCGAACGATCATCGCCCACCCGCCTTGACGGGGCTAGTACGGCGCGTTCTGCGCGGTGAAGAAGCTCGGAAGCCCCCCCCCCGAAGTGAGAGCGTACGTGTCGGCGCGCTCCACGATGACATTGCTGATTGTCACACCGTTCTGGAATGCCCGAATGCGAACACGGTCTGGCTTTTTGAATGTGAAAGTCGTCTGGACGTGACCAATCTTGTCGGAAGAGAAAAGGGGGTTCCAGCCAGAATCGAACAACATTACATTAATGCCGGTTTGAGTCCCACTGTTTTGAATGTCAGCCGCGAAAACATAAGTGCCAGCCTCAAGATTGTCGATTGCGACATCATAATCGCCGTGCGTGATGTCGCCTGTCCCATCATTGACCAATGGCGTCAATGGTGACGGATACAAGTTAATCCTCTGCATGATTCTCCAATTCCTTTCCCGTCAAAAGCTTCCAACCATTCCATTCCTTGCGCCATATTTCGCGGATACGGTCGATAAGGAAGCACATCACGTTCGCATCATCGCCGACTGCGCCGGTGTAATACTTGAGGCCATTGTGCAGTTTCTCGGTGCGGCACCACAGGCTGCCGACCGGAACCGTCGAAGGCTGGTCGGGCTGGACGAGGATCTGCTTGGCACCCAACGTCTTGCCGCCTTCGGCAATCGACACGTGGCAGGCGTTGAAAGCGTCCTGTTTGAGGACGGTGAGGAAATTCGACGAATCGGAAACGAAGCTCACCGTGCCGGCATTGATGCTCGCCACGGTGGAATCAGCCGTGGAAAGCGTCAAGGATGCGTCTTCGATGTGACCGTCGGCGAAAACCTTCTGAGCGGCCACCTTGACTTCCGGATGGTCGGCATAGAGCGCCTGAGAGGTGAAATCGACCGGTTTGAGCCACACGTCCACGAGTGTTTCGGCGGCTGGCGGCCATACTTGCACGCCGTCGTAAAGCGCGTTCCAGAAGACCGGCTGGCCATTATTGGCCATATACGGGAGGCCGACTTTCACGCCGTTGAGCAGTACAACCATTTGTCACGCCTCCTGAGAGGAGGCGGAATCGGCGGAATCGGTCGGCATGGTATCCGTCCTGTCCTCGCCAGACACGTCGGACACCTTATCTTTCACGCTCTTCACCGCCTCGTCAATCGCCGTCAAAGCGTCATTCGCATGTGATTCCACGACCGTCTTCGATTCGGTGATGCTGTCGGCCACCGCCGTCACCTGCGCGCTGGCGGCCTGTGAAGCGTCGGACGCGGCCTGAGCGGCATCCGCCGCCTGCACGCTCGCCGCCTGCGCACCGGCAGCCGAAGCCTGCGCCGCATTAGCCGCCTGAGCAGCCGCAGCCGACTGCGACTCCACCACGGCGCGAGTATCAGTCAAATCCTCCAGAATCTGGGAAGCCACCGTCTTGGCCTGACCCTCCGGATAAAACACCATCTGACCCGGATTCGCCGCTGACATGGCCTGCGCCTCGGACAGGGAAGAAGCAAGCAGATACGTCAGCGCCGTACCGGAATTGGGTGCCGGGGCCAGAGTACTCGCGTCCACATCGACCAGATCGGCGAACGCCACGGGCGTGCTCGAATTCGGTACCTGCACGCATCGGACGAAACGCCAGGCGTCCGGCGATTCGCCTACCGTCACCTCGTAGGCGAACGTGTTGTCGGTCGGCGTAACATCAACGGTGGCAGTGCCGGTTTCCGACAGTCGCACGTCGAAAGAGTCGCGCACGACGATGCGCTTGCCGACCTTGAACCGGCCTGTCGGCACCACATGCACCAGTTCGCCGGCCAAAACCGCGACGCCATCGGCGCTTGGATGGCCGAAATCGAAATTAATCTGAGTCAAAACATCCTCCTAGAAAACAGGGATATGGAACAATAAGAAAACCCACACACACACGCCCACCCAACGGCAACATGACGATGTGTGGGATTATCCAACGGAATTGGAAAGGGACCAATGCTTTTCGACACATTCGTAACCACCGTTTGGAAACCCTCATGTTCGAAACTCCGCGAATGCACCAAAGTAGGCTACGAAAGCGCCCTGAACTGCCATATCCTCCCGCAATGGAGCGGAAGGGACATGGACTCGATCAGCATGGCGGACATCGAATCATGGTTGGACTCCTTCGATAAGCCGGGAGCGGCACGCAAGGCCTACGCGGTGTTCCGCTCGATACTGCGACTCGCGTTCAAACGCGGTTTGACCGACAACGACGTGACCAGACGCGAGATACGCCTGCCACGACTACGGCACTACGAGCCGCAAGTACTGTCCGCGTCGGAAGTACGCAGACTGTTGAAAGGCTTCTACGGGCATCCGCTCGAAGCATGGCTATTGGTGTCCGTGTGCGCCGGATTGCGACGCTGCGAAAGCGTGGGCGTCGAATGGGCCGACTTGGACTTGCGACGCGGCACCGTCACGGTGAAAAGGTCGGTGCAATGGGTGGCAGGCCATGAGACCGTCACCGAACCGAAGACCGATCTGAGCCGACGAACCGTCGCATTGCCACGGTTCGCGGTCAAACGATTGGCGGAACTACGCCACGGCACAAAGACCGGCCGACTGGTCGGCAGTCTGAACGCGAACCAAGTGGCGAACCACTACCGCAGTTGGTGCAGGCGCATGAACCTGCCCTGCGTGCCTCCACGCAACCTACGCCACACGTTCGGCACGTTGGCGATCAAGGCCGGAACCGACATCAGCGTGGTCGCACGACAGCTCGGACACTCCGACATCCAAACCACCGCCAGATATTATTTGAAGCCCGATCTGAGCGTCCTCAAGGACATGCAGAAAGCATGGCAGAAACTCATATTGACCTGCTGATAGCATTCCGTAACCCTGTACAATGCGAGGGGCTTCACGGTCATCCGTACCGGCATGATGATGCTGGTCAAATATTCCGGCAATATCGGTAATGGCAGTTGGGATGCCGTTCAATGCGAATACAAGCTGCCTGCTGAACTGTGCCCTCCGGTTGAAGTCAATGCGATGATGTGCGTGACGAACGGGCAGACGGCGAGAATGCTCAGCGTCAATCCGAACGGAACCATCCGATGCGCGAACATGGGAGCCGCTGGCAGCAATCAGAATTGCGTCGGCTCGCTCTGCTATCCGATCCCATGAGGATAGTTTTCCGTAACCCTCCCATTTGGCAACGGCAACGGCAACAGTAATGGCGGAATATACCCAATCGGTAAGGTATCTAACCCAAATGCGATCAAGTCCTTGAATGGCAGAGCCACACTGTCGTCCGGAACGACAGTGGCGATTCCATTCATCCACCCGTCATACCTGCAGCGTTCGGTCCAAGTATCGATTACACCTGATGGAACGGTCAATCTGCTCGTTGGTCCTGAAATTACTGTCACAGGTGGAATCGTGGAAATCCATTTTTAATAGCATTCCGTAATCCTTGAACGGCAGCCTTTCCCGTTTTTTGGCGATACCCTGCGATTGCGAAAACGCAATGGGCTTGTGATTGCGACAGTCAGCGCAAGTCCAACATCCACATTGAAGAATCTTTACAATGTGACCGCTAATGAGACCATTGCGAATGGATTCAGGCCATCATCAGTTGACGCAATCATGACTTCAGTCAGTCATGGTGGTGACGTTGCGGCAGCGCTGATTCATCCCGATGGGCGAATCAGCGTGTTCGGGACGTTGATTGTCGACCACCATTACCTGTGGCAAGGCGTATGGCCGGCTGAATAGCTTTCCGTAACCCAGACATGCCAACTGAAATTTCAGGACACCTCATCGTTCGTTCCGTTTGCTTATGGCGCTTCGAACACCATCACGGTCAAAGACGGTCTGATTTTCGTGGACCTGTCTTCGTTCCGAAGCACCGTGAAAGTCGGCGATTTCACTGTCTGGCTGTTCAAAGCGGGCGTGAAGCCCTCCAAGAAGATCAGTCTTGGGTGCGTCGCGAACGTGACCGGTGCCGCGTATGGCAAACAGGCGGACTGGAATACTGACGGGTCGGTGACGATTGTCGGAGGCGTGGGCTCGTCCGATATCGTCCAATGCTTCCCGAGGATCATTCCGGTGCCCGATGGTGTGGAATTCGTCTAGGCCGTCATCCAACAGCCGTGCGCCGTGGAATAGGCGGATTTCGGGTCGCCCAGCATCTGCACCTTCCCGTCACGCATGACAAGCAGGCTGAAACAGCAGGACGGGAACGCGATGATGCTCTGATCGGCGAGCGGACGGAACGCTTCAGGGATGGTCTCAACCGCCATCGAGTAGTTCTGCTGTCCACTGACGGTGAACTTGACGTTGCCGTTAATCGTGACGATGCGTCCGACGCGACATAGAGTGAGGCGGTCGTTCGTATACGGCGGTTTCCATTGCTGGGTTACGGAATCCCACAAAGCCCCCCTCTGCGTGAACAGGCGCACCGGCGTACCGACCGTGATGCCGTCAAGCGGGATACGCCACAGCGGCATGTACGCGTCAACCGCGCCGGACAATATCTTCCCTGACGGAATGGTCGGGTCAGCGGCAGCCGTCGCGTTCGGCGTGCCCTTCAACACGACCAACTCCACCTTTTCCACGCCGGTCGAGGAATCACGATGGTAATGCGCGCAAATGATGTCATTGCGTTTCATGCCCTGCGACCCGTTGGAGATCGTCACCGATTCCGCCGCCGTGATATGCCAGTCCAAGCCTTGTATCGACGCGCAACCAGTACCGATGGTGGCCTTGTTCGCACTGCCCATCGTGCACTTGAACGCGTCACCCCAGTCGAACACCACATCAGACTTAGAAAACTTGGCCTGATGGATGATCGCCTTGTCCTCACTTGAGATGTGCGCAACTCCGGCCTTGCCGTCAACCAGTTCGATGGTCACTGTCCGACCTCCTTCAACCATGCTTCAAACGAAGCGTCATCCTGCTGCATGAACGTCATGAAAGACGTATTGCATTTGGAACACAATTCATAGATGTCAGGCGTCACATCATCCGCGATGCGGGTCGCCTTGCCAGCCGAATAGCGGCGCACGGTGAACCATTCCCGCGCCTCAGTGTCACCAGCGGCGACATAAGCGGTCTTGCCGCACTTGTCGCACACGTACTTCGAGTAACCGTCAGATTTCACTAGCCTATCCTTTCAAACGTAAAACAACCAAGCGAAGGCAACTGCCTCCACGTGCCACCGAAATCAACGGAAGGGTCAACGCCGGTCGTGTTCATCACCACATAGCCGACCGGAAACACGACCCTCCCGGAAGCGCCGCCGCCGACATGCGCGCTGATGACACCATCCACGCTCACGATCGTGGAACCGTCCACCCTCACGCCGCCCAACACGTCCGTGGACGCCTTCGGCAGCGTGTAGGCGTTCGCACCCCGTTCGACCGAAGCGAGCTTCGACCGCTCGTCATCGGTCATCATGCCCGACTTCGCACTGTCGGCCACACTCTTGGCCGCATCGGCGACGTTCTTCGCATCCTCGGCGGTCTGATTCGCCTTGCCGATCTGCGCCGCGAAACCGGAAGCCGTCTTGTTCGCCGACTCGGCGACCTGCCTGACAGCATCCAAATCCTCGGAAGCGACCTCCGCGTTGATCGTGCCGCCTGAAATCGACAGGCCACGGCCAGCCGTCAAAGACACGCCACCACCGGTCGAACCCGAAGACGAAGAGGAAGAACCGGAATAGTTCGCGTTCGCCGACTGCACCGGCAGTCCGACCTCGAACGTCGAAGCCAAAATCCCGGAATCGATTTTCACGATCCGCTTCGTCACCACGGCGGTGACGTTGACGCCGGAAGCATGATCCGCCGCAACAATCTTGTCATCCACGCGCAGACCGTCGCCGACCTCATCGGACAACGACACCTCGACCGAACCACCGGTCTGCAATTCCTGCAGATGCTTCTTCGTCTCGGATTGCAGCGTGGACAAATCCGCGTTGGAATAGTCGTATGTGGCGCATACTTCGTCAGCGCCTACGAGCGTCTGTGTCTGACTCACCACGCCGGTCGCATCCGCGAAATAATTGACCACCAGACGGTTCTTGAGCTCCTGCGAGCCAAGGCCGATGAGATGATTCACCGCGCGACGGTTGGTCTCGGCCTTGAAATCCACCAAGTCGGAGTCGATCGTGTTGGTGATGATGCCGACCGGCGTGATGCCAAGCAGGATGTGATTATCCTTGGCTTGGAAGTCGAGGCGTCTGCCGCAGGATGCGAGCAGATTGCGGAATCCTGTGTAGGCGTCCACGTAGCGTGGATTCTGGAACATCCAATTCGACAGAGTGGAAGCATCGGAGGAATCGACGGTGAAAACCGAATCCAAACCGATGCGCTTCAAAAGGTTTTTGAGGATGTCAGGCAGCTTGCCGGAGACGGTCAGGTAATCCTGATTCGCGTCCGGCTGCAATATCTTCGCCGCCAACATGCCAGTCCACGATTGGCCGATCCAGGTTGTCGTGGAAGTTCCTCCGGTGACGGACACGCGACGATCGACTATTCGGCCTCCAACATCACTTCCATCGAGCCAAAAATACCAGCCTTGTGAAATGTTCGGAGCGAGTGCGTCATCGATGGTCAGTTCGAAATCGTTTTCGTCCGTGCCGCAAGCCCAATCCAACGTCACCTGCGATACGCTCGCATGTGGCGTCAGCTTGCCGTCTGCGATGATAACGTCCGCCATGGCACACCTCCAGAAACGTCAAACATGGTCAAATCGATGCCATAATTGCCGGAAACCGTCAACAGCGAATCTCCTGCCGGTATCGGCTCGAAAACATACGAGCCGCTTCCACTGCCGTTGCCGCGAACGCCCTTGTCGAAAACATCCGAAACGTCGCCGTTTTCGGCCGTCAACGTTATCGTCTTCCGCAAGCCGGTGGCCGACAGTGACATATGACCGCCTTCCGGCACTGTCACATCAACCGCGTAAGTGTTGCCGCCAATCTGGAAAGACGGGTTGACGCAAGGGCCGAAAATGACCGCAGTGAACTCAGCGGCCTTGCCGATCGGATTATTCACCGTCAAGGCGATTTTCGACGGAGCCAAATCGGTCGGCAAGTCCAGTGGAAGGTCAATCTGCGCACCGGTGCCTGCCGTCATCGGAAAGAAATGCTGCACCGGCATCGCGCGACGCCAAACGCCATCGCAAAGGACAATCGTGTAATCGACTTGCGCGTATTCAGGCCATGGCACCAGACCGAGAGAAGAACCGACGACATACGCCCGCTGGAACCATTCGCCATCAACGGTCAACGTGCCTGGCGTAACGGCCTGCACGTCCGAATCGAAAGCCGTCTGAGCCACGTCCAATCTTGACGGATCCGTGGTGCGGACGGTCATTTTCGCCGTCGAAGCGTTTCTGCTCACCGATTTGATGCCGCGAGTGGCCAGCGTGTACGTCCATGCGTATCCGCGCATTTCCTGCAAATCGGCGACCCACAGACTATCAGTGTTGAGGTCGATGACCGTGCCATCATGCGACGCGTATTCAAGCTCGCGCATATTTGCGGATCAACCTCCCCAAGTCACGGTCGCTGACCGTCGAATCATCGGACGCGGCGCTGATAATCGCGCCAAGATCATTGTGCAGACTGGTTATCGCCGCCACCACGGAAGCGGTATCAACCTGTACGCTGACCTGATTGCCTGTCATCTGATTGGCTGTGGCAAACACTTCGCGTGGGATGGCGCGCCGGTTCAGCGCGTCCATGAAGTCGACGCCGTAATAGCTGGTGGCGAGCGCGTTTTCGACGTATTCGCCGCGTGCGATGCGGCCGTTGTCGAGGTAGACGCTGTCGCTGGTCGCGGTGCCTGGCGCCCATTTCGGGTCGACGTAGCCGTTGAAGGCGTAGCCTCCGTTGGCGTATCGGAATCGGTCGCCGTCGTAGAGGCCGCCGGTGGCTCCTGTCGGAATGTTGCCTGTGGCGTTTTTCGGACGGTATCCGCTGGATGAGTATGTGCCCCCTGATTCGTCGACGTAGGTTCCGTGGATTTGGAAATATTTGTCGGCGATCTGGTAGTTGCTCAGGTTGGTGAGCATGCTCATGGCGGGTGAGCCGTCTGCGTTGACGATGAATCCTTTGTCGTTGAGTTTCCATCCTTGGGTTTGGAGGAATTTGTTCATCGCATCGGAATTGTCACCTTTGAGGTAGCCTGTCTTGTCGTCGATTTTGGCTCCGTTCGCGATGGCGAGGGCGATCATGTATTGGTCGCTGTCCAGGGTGAGGGTGCCGGTTTTGGGGTCGATTTTGGCGTTTGTGGCTTGGGCGATTTTCTTCATCAGGTCGGTGTTGTCTCCGCTGATGGTGACGTGTTTGCCGTCCGGTGTTTCTTCGGCGGCGAGTTTGACCTGTTCGAATTTGGCGACGGCGTCGCCGGTGACTGTGACTTCGATGGTTTTCGAGTCGGGGGTGTTCTGCAGGCTGTTGACGAGTTCGTCGACCGCGTCGCGTGTGAGTCCGTAGGCTTGTGCGGCGGCTTCTGCTTCCTCCGGTGTTTTGCCGAGGGATTGCATGAGTTGGGTGAACGCGTCGTGTGCCTTGTCGATGTTCGGGTAGATGTCGTTGAGGCTGTCTCCGTTCTGCGCTTGGGCTTTGGCGCATTTGAGCGCCGCGTCGGCGATGTCGTTCAGGGCGCTTTGGTTCTCGCGTCCGGCTTCCGTGTTCAGGTCGAGGGTTTTGACGTTCTGACTGATGGTGTCGTTCGCCGAGGAGATCTTGTTGGCGAGGTCGATTTGCGCGTCGGACGAGCTGATGGCGAACCCGTAGTAGGTCTGCATCGCGTCGATGACTTCGGACAGCGCGCTGGCGGTGTCGCTGACGGCGTCCGTAGTGGCGCCGAACGCTTCGGCGAGGATGTCGTCGGCGCTGGCCGCTTCCTGCGCGTTGTCGGCGGATTGGCTGGCCGCGTCTGCTCCCGACAGGAGCGCTCCTGTCTTGTCGATGCTTGCCTGGGTGGATTCTTTTTCGGCCTGCGCGAGGTTGGCCGCCGAGATTTGGCTTTCCTTGTAGCCGTTTTGGAGCTCAGTGAGGCTGTTGGCCACAACCCTGTACTCGTTGCCGGTAAACAGGCCGCCCTGGTTTGCGAGCTGGGTGCGGTAGGCGTCAAGCTCCTTGTAGACTTCGTTGACGGCGGTCTTCTCGCCTTGGATGGCTTTGATATACGTGCTGTGTTTGATGCCGACCTTGTCGATGGCCTGCCACACGTTGTCGTAGCCGGTGATGAGACGACCGAGCCAGTTGTCGGTGACCCTCGCGCCGGACGAGTCGGACAGCGCCTTCTCGTAGTGTTGCGCGGCGGAGGCCCCCTCCTGCAGGGCGTTCGACAGTTGCGTGGACCGCTCCTGGGCTTTCTGCTGTTCGGAGATGAACGCTCCGAGGACCGCCGTTGCCGCAGTGATCGCGACGCCCCACGGGCCGCCGAGCAGGTCGATGACGCTGCTGCCTACAGCCTTGAACCCAGCGGTCTTCAACTCCGCCTTGGACGCGGACGTGCCGAACGCCTCCATCTGTTCGGAAGCGCTCATCGAGGACGCCTTGAACATCTGGAATGCGGTCTGCGCGGAAGCCAGCGCGGTTTTGACTCGTTGGATCGGGTCTATCGCAAGCCCGATGTTGTTGGCCATGGTGCTGGTGCTGCCGTTGAGATTGCCTGCGGCCTTGTGCACCGCGCCGAACACGCCCGCAAGTGACGCCATGACCACGAGCGTCTGCTGCACTCCGGACGGCAAACCGGCGAACGCGTCAACCAGCGTATCCAAGCCCTGCACCATCTTGCGCAAAGGCCCCTGAGCGCCCTCGCCAACGGAAATCATCAGAGACTCCATGGAGCCGCCCAGATTCTCCAGATCACCCTTGAGATTGTTGTTCTTCGCAGCCGCCTGCTCGGCGGCATAACCGCTTTCGGAGACGGCCTTCGTCCACTTGTTGACACCGGACTCGCCGGCCTCGTACAGGTAGTTCGCGGCCTTGATCGCGTAGCTGCCGAAGATGGTCGCGTTCGCCTGGTTGCGCTGTTCGTCGGTCAAGCCCTTCTCGGCCTTCTGCAATTGGCCGGCGAAATTCGCCATGCCGACGAAATGGCCTTGAGCATCATAGGCGCTGATACCCAATTCCTTCATCGTGTTGGACGCTTTGGTGGACGGCGCGGCCAGTTTCATCAGCATACTGTTCAGCTGTGTGCCGGCCTCGGCACCAATGGTGCCGTTCTGCGCGAACAGGGCCAGTACGCCGGTGGTCTCCTGAATGTTCATGCCGAAACTGTTCGCCTGCGCGCCGCAATTGTTCAACGCCTCGCCGAAATCGGAGACATTGCCGACGGCCTTGCCGGCGCCAGCCGCCAAAGTATCGGCCACCTGGGAAGCCTGAGACCCCTTCAGATGGAACATGCTCAACGCGTTGGCCATGTATTCGGAGGCATCCCCAACAGCCATTCCATCGGACGCGGCCAGATTCAAAGCGCCAGACAAGCCGCCAGTGAGAATATCCGTGACGCTCATGCCGGCCTTGCCGAGATCATTGATCGCATCAGCGGAATCCGAAGCAGAATAAACCGTGGAAGCTCCGGCTTCGATGGCGGCGGCACGCAGCTGGTCCAATTGTGCGCCGGTCGCGCCGGTGTTCGCCTGCACGGTGCTCATCTGCTGGTCGAAGTCCGCGGCCATCTTCACCGCAGCCACGCCGAACGCGGCCACGGCCAGCCCTGCGGCGGTCATGCCACTGGCGATGAGCGCGGACTTGCGGCCGGTGTTCTCCATACCGGACGCGACCGTCTTCGCGGTGCTTCCGGCACGGGTCATCGCAGCCTCATATGAGGCTGTGTCCGCCATCAACCGGATGACGATGTTCTTGTTCTCCGCCAAAGCATCCTCCAAAAATCAGGTCAAATGCGCCACCAGGGCGTTCGCGGCCGGATTGCCATTGCCGTTGGCCTCTGTCCACCGTTTCATGGCCTGCTGCATGTGCGCGGTGGCCCAGCAGACGCTGGTTTCGGCATGCAGGGTGAGTTCGGCCTTCGGGTCTTGGCAGATCGAACGAGGCAAACCGCACATGGGGCACAATGACCGTTCGTATTCCGCCAACGAGCGCATCCAATTACGCTCCGTCTCATCCCATTCGACCTCATCGCCCCTGCTCGGACGCCAGCCCATGAAACGCTTATAAGAGATGCCGAGCTGGCGGCAGATGCGCAGATCCTCGACTAATTGTGGAGAACCTTCGAGGCGAGGTCGAATGCCGCTTTTGGGTCCGCTGCGGTGCCGTTCAGTTCGGCGATGGCCCGCCATAGCGGCGTGAACTGGCCATCGGTGAGTTCGTCGAACAGATTGCGCCACGCCTGTTCGGTCTTGTCCTCGTCGGCCACCGGCTTGCCGCCGATGGTCGCGGAGTCAAGCATGAGAGGCAATGCCGCGGCGGCGGTGCCGAACATGTCGTTCGTGCCGTTCTTATTGCGGTGCGCGGCCAGTGCCTGCGCCCACTTGCTGACCGGCAACGCCCGCAACGTGAGCTTCAATGTCTCCGCATCCGCCTGTTCGCGGAGCTGTTCTATGCGTTTGGCGGTGGCCTTAGCTTGCCGGTTAGTCCCAACCTCCGTGACCTGTTCGCGCGTGGTCTCCTCGGCCAACGCATCACCCAATCTGGCGATGTCCTCGGCGGTCTGCTGGTTGAGGATAATATCGACCTCACGCGTGCGCCTGGTGACTTTAAGCATATGTGTTCCTTCGCTCTAATATTCATGTTCCTTTGCCGGAAAAGAGAAAAGAGGGTCCCGCACCGGCGAAAGGGATGAAAGTCCGGTGCGGGAAGAATCAATCAGGCGACCTTCACGTTCTCCGCCCAGCCGGGAGCGCGGACGGAGAAATTGACCTTGCTGCGCAGCACGCTGTTCGCGGCGATCGCCATCTTGGCGCTCATGCCGATGCGGACCGCGTACACGTTCACATTGTCGCCGGCGACAAAAGTCTGATCCGTCTGCTTGCCGTAGCGTCGCACGAAATATCCCTCCGCGCCCTCGATCAAAGTCTCCATTGCCGCGTTCTGCGTGGAATGCGACGTGTTGGTGTTGTCGATGACCTCGATGCTCGGGCCACTGATCTTCTTACGTCCGGGATTCTCGTAATCCTGCGCGCTGTTCTCGCGCTGGTCGGAGATGGAATCCTGCGACGGCGAGCACGACCAGCCGCCCAAAGTGACGTAGTTGCTCAGGTCGGTTCCGGCGTTGATCTCTGCAGCGGTCGGCTTCTGGATGTTTTTGATGGACGGCACCCAGATCGTGTTGACCAGACCGTCCGCCGGTGTGGAAGGAACTTCCGTTCCAAGAGTCAAAACCATGACTCCTCCTTAAATATTTGGGGTCACATGCGTGACCAGTTGAATTTGAAAGTCAATAGGCGCACCTGATAGAGCAGGCTCGTATCCTCCGCAGTCAATCCTGCGGCATATGCGCCGGAATCGGAGAACAACGTCAGACAGCCGGTATCGAAACCCTGCGCGACGAACCGTTTTCCAGCCAAGGCTGGAATCATGAGGTCATCGGCCAGCACGTTGACGGAATCGGTGGTGGTGCTCACAATGCGCACCTGCAGTGTGCCGATGCCGCAATGCACATGTTGCGTCTCGCCGACGATGTGGCCGTTCGTGGTGACCGTCTCGATCACCCACGGCGGCTTCTCCGTCGGTCTTGGCGTGGTCTGTTTGAAGACCTTCCACCCATCCGCAGGTTTTGGCACATGGTCGAGGATCGTGTTCGACAGGGTCATTATCGACTGCACTAGAATCCCTCCACTGCGGCACGCGCCACGTATTCCGCGAGCTTCGGAAGCTCTTCCTCGCCATGCTCGTAGAACCGGTGCGTTCCACCACCCCTCGCGGTGCCGAAGAACGCGATGTTCGCGAGCGAACCCGCTCCGCCCTTGGTGGGGCCTATCTCGGCGGTGATGCGTCCGGGCGTCTCGCTCACCGTGTAGGTGATCGGAATGCTGCGGAACGCCTTGTTGCCTGAGCCTTTCAGGTCGTCGCGAATCGAGTTCTTGACGTTCTGCGCGCCCTTCTTCACCGAAGCGGAGATCAAGGCGCGGCGAGCCACGCCCTTGGCGAGCAGCACGTCACCGAAGGTCGTCAATTGTGAAGCGTCGAACAGTTCGCTCATGCGTCCTCCTTCACGTTCCAACGGCAGGCTGTGGCGTGCGTCTTCTCGCTTTGAGGTGAGACGAGCCTGAGCCGCCTGCCGGCGAGCAGCGGATTGGCGGATTCTGTGACTTCCACCACGTCACCGGTGCGAAGGCCTGGAGTGCCATATGGAAAATGCACGTACAAAGACCAGACCAACGAGACGGCGCCCATGGCTTGGGCCGTGTTGCCTTCGGTCTGCTCGCTGGCGAGGCCGCCGCTGGTCTGCACCTTGCAGCTGCCTTCGTACACCTGTTCCTTGCCGGTGTTCGGCAGTCCAGTGTCCGGATCCGTTGTGGTGGCTCCGGGGCGGGTGACGACGCACTGGTCGGTCATGAGGCTTTCGGCCATCTGGCGTAGTTTCGGAAGGGCTCCGATGAGAGGTGCCATGCTTGGCATGTCAACCTCCTCAGTAGTCGTAGGGGTAGTGCGGCAGCGGGATGGCCACGGGTTCCGGAGCGATGACCGCCGTAGCGAGATCGCTGCTGACACGTTTCAGCAGCATGTCCCATTCCTCGTCGAGGATGGAGATCTCGCCGCGACTGCGCGAGCTGTCGATGCTGGTCTGCATGTTACCGTCGTCGATCTGCAGCATGGTGCTGCTCACGCCCTCAGGGTTGAGCGCCTTGCGTGCGACGGCGGCGGATTCCACCTCGATGACGGTCTCCTGATATCTCTCGTCCCTGCACCATTCGTCCAGCACTGGGATGCGGTTGCGGATCATCATTTCGGCGCGGCGGAGCCATTTCCCGATCTGCCTGCCTTCGGTGCTGTCGAAGGCGATGTCGCGGCCGAGTTCGACCGCGACATCGTCGATTTGCGCCCATGTCATGGGATCACTTCGCGATGATACCGGCGTTGCGCAGGCTGGTCAGCAAAGCGTTGATGGTGGCCACCTCCTGACCTGTGGTGGCGTCCCTCACCGCAGCAGCCTGCTTGGCGGGCATGCCGGACAGCACCGTATCGAGCGGCTTAGCTGCGCCGCCCGGCTGCGGCACATACACCGCGCTTGCCGGGATCATGCCCTCGTGACGTCCGTTCGTGGTCTCCTTCATCATTCACCATCCTTCGCACTGGTCTTCTTCTTCGGCTTCGCGGCGTCGGCGACCTTGCTCGGTTCGTCGGCCTGCACCTCGGCCACTGTGTAGCCGTGACGCTGGAAATAGTCGGACGGATCCATGTCGGTCTCACCGACGCCACCGACGAAGGTCACGCCGGCGGTGACGCCGTTGTACTCATTATTCGGAGCTTCGATTCGCCACATCATGATCACCTGACCTTGATCTTACGGAGCACGCCAGCGGCCTTGGTGGCCTTCAATGCGACACCGACCGGACCAAGTTCGACCTCGCCGCGATGCACTGCGCCCGGCTGGGTGAAGTCAGGCAGCCAGGTCTTCACGAGGGTGCCGTCGGTGGTGGTGATGCCGCAGAAGCCGTCCAGGCCGACGCGGTACGCGTACAGGCTGGTGGTGCCGTCTGAGGCGATGGGGATGATCGGATCGTTGCTGCCGGCCTTCTCTCCGGCATCGGCGAAGAGGATGCCGCCATAGGATTCGCGGCTGATCGGACGGCCGTCCGCGTTGACGAGACCATCGATCGGCTCGCGCACGTACATGCTGGTGCGGCGCACCATGGCACGGACGCGGGCAAGAGCCTTCTTGTTGCCAACCACGATGGTCGGCGTGCCGTCAAGCAGGTCGAGGAACTCGTCGAGCGTGTCGATGGCCTTGTTGCCCTTCTCTCCTTCGAGGTCGGTCCAGTCGTAGGTGTCGGAGGTGGGCTTCATCTCGGTGCTTGAGCCAGTGAGCGCCTTGTCCAGGCCGTCGAAGGCCTTATCGTTCACACCGGTATCGCCGTTGATGACGGTATCCTGGAACAGGGTTATCGCGGCCTTCACCTTGTCGTTGATGTTGCGGGTCACCTCGTCGGATCCCTTCGGACCGATGTTCGCGAGGATGCGGTCGATCTCGAAAGCGCCGCCGAGCACGGCGAGCGTGGTGCTGTACTTCTTGGTCGTGGTAGTGCTCGGCAAGTATTCCGTGTTGATGGCGCGGAATTCGGCGGTGGGCTGGGTCTCCTGCCGACGGTAGGAGTAGTCGAGCGTCGCGCCGCCTCCTGCGGGGTTCACGGCATCATCGAAGATGAGGGAATCAAGGATGACGCTGGACTTTCGAAATTCGTCGATGACGAAAGGGTCGTAGTCTTCGAGGGCGTTGTTCTTCGCCTCTGCGAGAGTGACAGCCATAAGGTTGTCTCCTTCCTAAGGAATCGGTTACTTGTAATATGCGGAAATGGCTTCGGAGAGACTGTGCGGCTTCGGGTCGCCGCCCTTGCCCTGACTCGGGTCGGGCTTGACGTTCGGCTTGTTCTGCACGCTGACGAGCTTCAGCAGGCTGTCCGCATCGGCTTCCAGCTCCTCGCGAGTGGATCCCTGCAGACGTTCCGCCAAGACCTTCGGCAATTGCTTGTCGACGGCGACTTCGTATCGCAGTGCCTTCGCGGCATTGCCGGTGTTGGACTTCTCCAGGCTGGCGATCCTCTCGCTGGCCTTTTCCGCGTCGGTCTTGTCGCGATCCTCGAACTCTTTGATTCTGGCGTTCGCGGCGGCGAGCTGTTCGCGCAGCGACTTGTTGGCCCGGCGCTCGTTCTTGAGCGCGGTCATGCCGTGTTCGCCGAGCTTCTCGTCGCCTTCGCCGCCGGTATTCGCCTGTGGGTCGGATTGCGGCGGCTCAGGCTGCGGCGGCTCTCCGCCGCCCGGTTCGGCACCGGTCTCGATGGTGCGGATGCGGATGAGATTCCACCATTTCCTATGCATTGTGTTTTCTCCTTGTGGTTTCCTTGGCCGTCACATCGCGTGCCGGCGCCGACACCATCGCGATGCCGGTGAAAAATTCGATTTCGGCTAGAGGATCCAGCCGTACTTGTAGAGCATGCCCAAGGCCTTCTCATGATCATCGCCGCAGCGTGCGTAAATGGTCTCGGGCATGAGACGCGGCCTGTCGGCCTTTGTGTACCGGCCGCCGTTCTTGATGAATTCCTTGGCGTATCCGGAGTCGATCATGCGTGATGCGGCGAGTCCGTGGCGCGTGGTGCCCTCGGTCGTGTACTTGATGTTCCGCCCGTCGATCTGGGCGGTGCGGATGCCGCGTTGGGCGTTAACCAGCTGGTTGAGGTCGGCTCCGTCCGTGTAGGCTCGGGCGTTGGCCCTTCCGCCAAGGACTTTGGCGAGCTGGCCTTCGTCCAGTGAATCGAGGTATTCGTTCGGACTGGTGCATGCGTTTGCCGGTGCTTTAGGACCGGTGTAGACGGCGATGCAGTCGCAGTGCGGATGCCTTTCGAAAGGCGTCTTGCCGCATGGCTGTCCGGCGAGGATGACGCATCTTCCGCAGCTCGGCGGTGTCAGGCCGCGCACGTAGGTGGATTGGTAGCAGATGCCGCGAGCGGTCATGCTTGTGGCCGACCGGTGAGTGTCCGCCAGCATGGTGCGCGTCCTGAGCACCAAGGTCACGCCTATGCGGTCCATGGCCACGTCCACCCGAGCGCCGTTGGACACGGCCCGCTTGCCGGTGGGGATCGCCCTCCACATCGTGTCCACGGTATCCATGCCGTTGCCGTTCACACCGACCCACTGCCATGGGTCCGGCTTGTATTCCGGGTGTGCTGCGTTCATGTCGAAGCGTTCCATGATTTTCGGCGTCGATGCGATCGCGTCGGCGGCGGTGTGGTATTGCGCCGTGTCCAATACTCGGAAAAGTTCAGGCATCATGTCCGCGAAGGCGGCGTCGAAGTCTGGTTGCGCGTGCTTATGCCACAGTCTGAGCACCGTCGCGGCCAGCCGGTTGCTTCGGCTGCGCAGCAGACGGTTCTGCGCCGTCGCCTCCTGCGGAAGCGTCTGCCCAGCCATCGTCGCCGCCATAGTCCACGTCCTTCATGAATTGGCCATAGGATTCGCTGATCTGCTTGGCGAAGTACTCGCGCTCCTTGTCCTTGCGGGCCTCGCTCCAGCCAAGCTCGTCCCATGCCCCCTCGCGGGAAAGGATGCCGGACGCCATGAGCTTCGTGATCGCATCAGCACGCTGAGCGTAGGTAGGCGTGTTCGGATCCTCCCAGTCGCAGCGCACCAGGTTCGCGTTAATGTCGTCGCTGGTGGCGAGCTTGTGCGCCACGGCCATGACCTGCGACCACGCATCGCCGTCGACGGCGTTCTTCAGCTCGACGTTCTTCACCAGTCTCAGCTCGTCGGCGCGGATGGCTCCCTCGGCTGCTGGATTGGCGGTGTTCATTCCGAAATAACGCATCGGAAGACCGGTGATGGCGCTCATCTGCTCGCTCAGCAGGTCGATGACCGTCTTGAAGTTCGACAGGTCAGATGCCGTGAACTGGCCGAATTTCGCGTTCGCGTTCTTGGAGGTGAGCATCGAGTTGAAATAGGTCTTTATCGCCGATGCCGGCTGTCCGGTCTTCGCGTCGATAAAGTCGTTGTGCGTGACGCCGATCGCCCATTTGCCTGGCACCGCGTGAGTTTCCATGGCGATCTGCAGGTCGAGGATGGCGCGTGCGGCCATGTCTGTCGGCCGCACCACGTCGGCCATCTCGCTCTCGCCAAGGAAGTCGCCGGCGCGCGGACGGTTGAGGAACTGCACAACAGGGACGACGCCGAGGTGGTGGTCGTCGCGGCCGGTCATGACCCACTTGCCGTGCTGTTTCTCCAGCCAGAGCGTGTATTCGGGCGTGTACAGCGTCGCGTAGTCCGGCGTCCCGTTCTCCCAAGGGTCGAAATAGACGCGGAGCGCTGATTCGACGGTTCTCGTACGCGGGTCGATGCGCGCGATCATGTTCCTGGATGATTCGACGGTGATCAGTGGATGCCGTCTGTCCTTCGGATTCGCGCCGACGCATACGAAGCCGTGGCCCTGCACGCGTGTCTCTGTGTGCAAAAGCACCTGCTGCGATTCCATGTTGTTGTATTCCCAAAGCTCGCGCAGCTCGTTTGACACCATGTCGTCATCCGGTATGGAGAAGGATTTGACCTGCTGGCGCTGCACGACGCTATCGACCACGATGCGCGGCCAATTCAGCGGAAAAACGAACGAGCGGAGTTCGGCTGGCACGGCGATGCCGATGCTCTGGATGACCTGTTGTCCGCGATAATAATCATCCCACTGTCTATGATGCTTGCGCAGTCGTGCAAGCCTGTAGGTGAGGCTCCTGATGAGCTTCGCGTCATCGTCGGAAAGCCTCGATGCCTGTATCAGCTCCACAACAGCCTCCTTACCAGCCGTACACCATGACCGGCGAGCCTCCTGCGCTCCAGCCGAGCGCCCTCATATCGGACGCCGCCTCGTGCGCGAGGATGTCGGCCATGGTTATATCGATCTTCTGATTCTCGCTCGGCTTGCCGAGCACGTACTTGTCGCCTGGCTTGGCGATCCGTCGCGCCGCCATCATGTGCAGTTTCGCCACCGGGTCGTCGCTGTGGGTCGTGGTGCCGTCCGTCGTGTCCGTCATGAAACGGGTGAGCGCATCGTACATGCGGCCGGTACGGTTCGTTGGCCACTGCACCACCACATCCTCGCCGAAACGAACACTCCAATCATCGATAAGCGACTCCCACAAATGAGGGTCGCAGTAGAATCGCTTGACCTTGAAATGATTGAACAGGTCGGAAACGGCGGCATCGACCTCGCTGCGTGGGATACGTCCCTCCCATTCGACCGGATTCCAATACGTCGGCCGCCTGTCCACGCCGTAGACGGGTGTGAACCGGTAGCCGCCCACGGTCTCGGCGCGAATCGCCGACCAGTCGCCGGACTGGGAACCGTCGAAGCCGAGGCATATCTCGGTATCGTCGGCCGGATACGGGCGCTCGTCGATGCCGTCATCGTAGAGGGCTTCGGGCATGTAGGAGCCGAGGCCCTGCACGAGCTCGCAGCCGAAGAAACGGCGCGCCTGCGCCGGGTCACGCGGCAACAGCTCCTCGCATGTCGCCTCAATCGCGTCCAGGTTCACCCACGGCGAACCCCTGTACACGAATTCGAGAATCTTCCGCCGATCATCCTTGTCGGTGAAATCGAGTTTCGGATCATGCCGGGGGAAGAACTTCATGATGTCCGTCGCCGGCGACTCGTAGGTTGCCTGCCCGAAGCTCGCGTCCATGGGGTCCCACGGGTTCGTGAGCTCCAGCATGCGCCCGTCCATGCCGGTGACGCCACGGAGCACGGTGTCGGCGACCTCGAACATGCCGGAGCGCTTCGTGTACACGCCGGACTCGTCGCACAGGGCGAAGTTCACGGGATTGCCCAGCTTCGAACGGGCGGAGGCGGTCACGGGGTCGATGCGCCCGCCGTTGGGCAGGCGGATGAAGCCCTCGCGCACCTTCATCAGGTCGTCCAGATGGCCGTTGCGCACCATGGTCTGCAAAGGCCGGTACACGTTCGCGGTCTGCTCCTCGCTGTTGGCGAGCAGCTGCACCAACGCGGTGCGCCTGGGCATGCCCATCGGATCTCCCGGACGGTACTCGTAGGAGAAGCCGCACCCACATCCCCAGTCCTCGCAGCGGAACTCCTCGCCGCCTTCGGCCCAGCCGCAAAACACGCAGGGGCCCACGGCCTCGAAACAGGCCACGGCAGCGCCGAACGGCGACTTACCTAGCTTCTGGCCGCCGACGATCTGGCCGCGACGCCATTGGAACGCGCCGCCCTGCAACGGGCGCGACGCATTGAACCGCGTACCGGCCTTGACGGTGTAGAAGTCCACCGCGTTCGCCAACTGCCAGCCCACGAGGCTGAACGGCTTGTTGAGGTCATAGCCGGAAGGCACCACGCAGTGGGCGCGAGTCCATGCGGCCATCAGGAAGCCCAGCGAGGCTGGAGGCTGCCTACGTTCCGCCATACGACACCTCGCTTATTCCTGCATCGACTGCCATTCGTCGCGCGGATCAGGGAAATCGACTATCTTCGCGCTCTTCCTATGCGGCTGGGGTTTCTCGTCGGCCACGATGCGCCAACCGTTCAGCCGCAGCCCCTGAGGGGTGAGCCCGATGGAATCCGCGTAGCGGCACAGGGTCGTCCGGTCGGCGGCCTTCGCGTCGGAAGACTCGCACAGCACGTACTGGCGGACGTAGAGGGCCACCATGTGCTGCAGGTACTTGTACTGCGGGCGGCTCCACGCATACCCCTGCGGGTAGCGCCACAATTCGTTCCACACGTCACGCTCGCGCTCGTTCCACTGCGCCGAAGCCGCGTCGTCGGGCTCGCGATGGAAGCCGTCGTCGTCCTTGAACGTGAACCAGACGACGTACCGCGGCAGCGGGAACTTCGGGTGAGGCCGCCTGTAGCCGTTCGCGGGCAGAGCGAACAGGCCGGCGGCGCGCTGCTGGAACGCCTCGGACGAAGGGTCGGGCATCCTGCCCGCCTTCGCGCGGGCCCCACCGCTGGGCATGGCCAATCACCTCTTCCTTCGACGTGTAGGCAGCGGCGTCACGCCCATGTTCCTCGCCACGTCCCGTTGCTGACGTTTCAGGGCGCGCTCGTAGGATGGGCTCGTGATGTAACGGTCGGTGGCCTCGCCATACGAATTGACGAACGGCTTCTCGATCGGCGGGTTGCGTTTGGCCTCCCGTTCGTTCGACTCCTGTTGGAGCGTAGACAGACGGTCGCGGGCCGCCCTAAATTTGTCCTGTTCCGCATAGTATCTACGGTTCGCCGCCTCCCAATCCTCTTGGCTGCGGTTCGGGGAGGGCCGGTCCTTGTCCCGGGCCAGCTCCTCCATGCGGTCGCCGATGTTCTCCACATCCGCCTTGGCCGCAGCAAGAGCCGCGCCAAGCTCCTTGTCGCTCATGCTACCCGGTGAGACGGCGTTTCCGCCTCCGCCGCCTGAGCTAGACCCGCATCCTCCCATGCTGCATCCTCTCTATCGTCTTGTTCTCGTATCGGATCCATTCGGTGCCCCGCCAGTCGAAGTCGGGCATGGGCAGGCCGTACAGGAGCACGAGATTCGGTCTGAGCCGTTCCAGCGCCTCGCTCATGCCGAGCCTCCACAAAGCCGTGGCGACCGGATCGGTGAGCACGCCAACCGTACTCACCGCGACCGTAGAACGCTCCGGCAACCCATCAAAAACAAAATCAAACGACTCCGGCGTACTCCACTGCAACGTAGGAATCACACGCAACCCATGCCGCTGCCAGAAAGCACCAATCAGCCGCGACCGAAACACGTTATGCAACTGCACCGCCAACGGCATATCCCGATACAAGCTGAAATCAGGGGTCAACACACACACCAGAAACGCGCCAACATCCGCACATAAAGATCAGGACGACGCCAAACACGCTCGAACTGATAATCATCAAGGAAGAAATGCACGCCATCACGGCGCAAATCCCCCCCCCTCAACGATTTCACATAATTAAAACCAACCAGATCATCCGGCACCTCATCACACGGAGCCAACGCCGGAACATCCCAAGCGCCAGTAAGCTCCACATCACGAAGCAGCGGCAGATTATAGGCATTGAAGGTGCGATCACGCTCGGACATGACGATGACCTCCAAACCGTAATAATTCCTGTTCGATTCAGTGTCTGAAATGTTTGAAACGCAAAAACTTGCGAGTCACCTCACCGGCGGTCTCGGCGGGGTTCGGCGGGGTTCCATCCCCACCCCGTCGCCGTTAGTTTTCCGGCGGGGGTGTTGGTTCCTGTTTGTTCCAGTGTTCGCGCATGCGGTTGCTGTTGGCTGCTCCCGCTTTGCGGTTGCAGCTCGCGTGTTCGGGTCCGTTGTATCCGTCGCGCCGGTCGTTATGCCCGAGGTCCCATGCTTGGCCGCGGGTAACGGGCAGGTGGCAGCGGGGGCAGAGTGGCGCGGCCCCGTTGTCGATGGCCGCTTGCCATCGGGCGCGGAGCCGCTTGTGTGGGGCGCCATACCCCCGTTGGGTGGCGGTGCCCCTCTCCCTCTCGTGGGCCCTGCCGTGTTCGGCGCAGTAGCGTTTGCCTGCGGGTATGAGCTGTGGGCAGTGGGTGTATGAGCATCTGCGTAGTGCCATTTGTTGTTTGCCTGGTCCTGCGTGTCGTGTGTCCCCGGCTTGCATATCTATAGTTATTGTGTTACTATAGATATGTCAGCAGAAAGGAGGTCCGATGAATCCAAAGGATTGGTTCGATGTCATCAACGGCATCATCGCCAACGTCCTCGCCGCGATAGCCATAATCATCGCAATCAGACGAAGACCGAAGCACAAGAAGTAAAACAGGTTCCGGCTAACCCTACTAGCCGGAACCTCCCCGCCAATCCTATCTCATCGGAAACACATCATGAGAACATCACTGATTTTCGGAATCGTGGCCCTGACGTTCGGAGCCATGGCCTTGGGCGGCGCGCTATCCGACAGCCCGATAGTATCTGGCAGCTTCGGTCTCGCGGCCGGAATCATGGGCCTTGCGGCCGGAATCATCAACGGCAAGGAAGGCAACAATGACGACTGAATACCTCGGCGTCAAACAGGTCGCAGAACGCCTTGGCATCACCAGTGGCGGCTTGCTCAACCTCAAGCTCCCTGAGCCCGACGCCACGATAGGGCGCACGCGCGGCTGGTTGCCTGAGACCATCGATGAATGGAACGCTCAACGTCCGGGACGTGGTGTCGGAGGGGGGAGACCACGCAAGAACAAAGCATAGATACGCGAAAACCCAGCCACATGAGCTGGGTTTTTCGATACTAATCCACTGACATTATGCGGTCACAGTCAGCTCTTTGTCAAGTCCGCCACTGATGACGAGCCGGTAGACGCTGCTGTATGAAATGCCTTGGGGCGTGACATCAAGCTTGCCTCGGGATTTCCACACGGTGAGCGTATGCCTTTTGACGGTGATTCCCGCGTCCGTGAACACCTTGGCTATCTCAGCCGCAGACCCGCGCCTGGAATCATCCCAACACAATGTCTTGAGTCGGCGCAGTTTGACCGTCTGAGCTCGCTGTTCCCTCCCGCACACGGGACAGGTGACCCACTGGTCTGCCGCGCCTGCGGTGAGCATGGTCTCGCATAGTTCGCAGGTGCCGATTTCGCGGCGTTGCTCTGGCGGGTCCAAAACCGTGTCGACCTTGCGGGCAAGGTCGTTGATGACGTGCATGTAGAGGCCCGCGTCGGGGAATGTGGCGAGTTTGGGGTGTCCGGCGCATGCGATGAGCGTGGCCTCGAGGTCCTCCATGCGTGGATCCTTGCGCCAGTCCAGGGCGTCGATGCCGTCGAGGCAGCGCCATAGTTCGCGGACTGAGGCGTCGAGCATGTCGATCAGGTCGAGCACGTCGAGCCTGATTGGAGTCGGTGGAGTGGCGGTCTGGATCCGCGCGGGTGAATGGCCGCCCGGATGCAGGGTGGCGTCCAGCGAGTCGTGCAGTGGCGTGATGTCTCGCGCGAGTCGCAGGAGCGTGCCGGCGAAACGCAGCTCGCATGCCTCGCACAGTGAGTATCCCTCTTCGGTTGTCGTTTTGCAGTTCTGGCAGTTCACGTTGGCCCCTTCCGGCTGGTCGGCTAGAATAGTGTTTGCTTCTTGCCTCGGCCGACCTTGTTGGCTGGGGTTTTCTCATGCTTGAGCTGGCTGTACGGCATATCCCATATGCGTTTGAATTCGGCTATCTCCTGTTTCGACAGTTTCGGCCCGCCCCATGGCTTGCCCGGCGGCCGCTCGCGGCTTGGTGGTTTGAACGGTTTGACGCTTATCCGGGCGAGATGGCACATGTGCATGGCCAGATACTGGCCGTCCGGTCTGATGCCTGCATCTCCGCAGGTGCTACGGAGCAGCGGGTGGCCGACGGAGGGAAGCCACGTGACGCGGGTCAACGGCCGGCCGAGGATTATCGCCACGGTCAGGTCGTCACCCGCCACACACCCGTAATCCCACGACTCCCACACGGTTTCCCGATCCTCGATGACGTACAGGCCGCACCCCTCGCAGACGGTGACAACGAGGGGACTCGTTTTCGGGATGAACGCGCGAAGCCATGCTGGTTTGCGTTCACGGGCGCGTGGCCTGCTCACTCCTCCATTGCCTTTCTTCTTGCCGCGTCGAACGCGATTCTGATGATGTTCTCCATCCACGTGCCGGGGAGCGTGATGAACTTTCTGGTTTCGTCCATGGCGGCGGCAATCTCCTCTTCGGTGATTCCGCGTGACGCTCCGGCCTTGTATCCTCGTCCCCACGCCCACTGCAGGTCACTGTCGATGTACGACGGGTCACGCTGCTTCTGTGCCTCGATTTCACTGCTGATGATGCTCATTCGTTTCCTCCGTTTCGTTGTTGATTGCCGTTTCGATTCGTATGCACAGGTCGAGCGCCTCCTGCCATCCGGCCTGGTAGCCGATGACGAATGCCTCGGCGGGGCTGTCGTTGCCGAGTCCTGCGTCGGCGAGCGCGTTGAGGGCCTGTTGGACGAGATCAATCGGTTCGGCCATGATTCGCCTTCCTGTGCTTATGTTCCTGTTTCCATACGGAGTGGTGTGAAAGGAACATTTTGAGAGTGCTAACCGGAGCCCAGAATTCGGTTCGTGGGTCGTAGCACCACCATTGGCTGCAGATTGGGCAACGGTAGTAGCAGCCGGGGCCGTGCGGGTCGCATCCTGCAAGCGCAAGCAGCGGCACGCACATGGATATGGCAATGACCATATTTCCGAAGAACAGTTTGGGGTGTTTCATGGGTTATTCCTTTCCGAGTTGTCGTGTGATTGATTTCCAGATGGTCGCCAGTTCGTTGTCCTTCAAACCGCTGGCATGGCCGCGCTCGTACAGGTCGGCTTCGATTTGACGCAGGTTGTCGGGATGGTTGGCGGCCCGCCCGTAGGCCCAGTCGTGCAGCGTCTGGTTGCGCTGCCCCTCGGGCACTGGTGTCATGTCGGGGCGTGGTTCGCGGCGCGGCTGTTTATCGTCGTCGTCCATGACCTGGGCGAGGCTGAGCCGGATAGGCTCACGCGAAGCCGCGGGCAATTGCGAGCGTTGAGTCGAAGGCCGGAGTTGTTTTGGTTCGGTTCCTTCGATGCTGCCAATGGATTCGAGCCACCGACAGATCTCACGACTGGCCTCGGGTATGCCATCGTCTCCGGGGAGGTCGCATACGCGGTAGTCGCCCTCGTTCACGGTGCTTCCCGCTCCGATGACGTATCCCTTGCGTTCCACGCGCAAATCCACGGGAATGCCGTCGGGGTATTCGCTGGTCTTCAGGTGGACGGCGTTCTTCACCTTGCCGCGCAATGCCTCGGGCAGTCGGTAGTAGGCGTGCAGTCCTCCGGAGGGGGTGCGCACGAGATAGGTCGAGGGGAACGCCGGGGTGCCGTACCGGCCCACCTGCCGGTTGAGCACGGTCCACCCGTCATCGCCACTGGTTTTGCTCATGTCCATGTCGATGACCATGAATCCCGGTGCTGGAACCACCGCATACGCCTCCACGTTGGCGGGCACCTGACTGGTGTCCACATTGGGGTCGAGCGCGAGCTTCTTCCAGTTGAACGCGCTCTTGTCGGGATTGGCCGGCACATAGTCGCACTCGAAACCGAACAATGAGGGCGGCAGCTGCGAGTCAAGCTCCAACGGCAACGGAGGCTCGGGGGTTACCGGCGAGCCATCGTCGCCTTCCTCAGCCTTGACGGCCTGACGGTACACGTCGAACCGTGACTCGTCCTGGACGCGAACAACACGCTTCTGACCACCCCACACTTTCGTGATGCCATTTGCCAGGCCAAGCAATGACATGACGTCGCCCGGTATCGGCTTATGGAATTCGTTACGGTAGACGTCGCGCGAGGCGACGAGCTGCCCGCACTTTTCCTCGTTGGTCAGAATCTCGGTGATAAGCCAATACATCTCGTCGCTGATGGCACGCGCCGGGCTGAGATTCACCATCTCCGGTTCGTCACCCTGCTCCCACAGGCGGCACGACGCCGCATAGAGCGCCGCAGGATGCTCGCGGATAAACAGCTCGATGGCATGATACTGCTCGTATGAGCGTCCCTCAGACGGGTGCATCTCCACCTTGATGAACCTGCGTTTGTCCGATGGTTCGCTGGAATCGGCGAACGGCATGTTGGTCAGAATCACGATGGTCGCCGTCGGCGTCATCGAATAATACTTGCCTCCCACCACGCGGGCGCTCATCGTCGCCCCGGTGGACAGCGCGCGCAGCAGGGGAAGCATACGCTCGGTCACTTCGCCGGCCTCGTCGTCATAGGCGAACGCCATGCCAGCTATCATGTCGTTCATCGACTCACGATTCAGCGAGAACCCGCTGTCGCAATAACCGGTGGTCTTGAACGCCGAGAACGACTTGCGATCACCCAGCACGCGCTGCACCGCGTTCGACAGCAGCAACGTCTTTCCATCGCCACCATGACCCGACAAAACAAAACTCAACTGCTTGTACGGTTCGAGCCACGGGGTGGCGAACATGCGCAGCAGGTTCGCGCACGACTTACCGTCAACGGTCAGCCATTCGCAGATTCGTTTGGCTTGCTCCACCACTTGGTTGCCCATGTTCCGCGGATCGAACGTCTGGGTCACAGCCATATCGGTGTCGCCCCGAATACAGACCACATGCCCATCCTTGCGATACCACACGCACGGGTCGATGCGCACTCCGCGTTCAACCTGACGGAACCATTGTGCTCGCTTAGCTTCGCGCATGATGGTGCTGCTCACCGCATAGTTGCGGTTCCGGTCGTTGCTGCGCTCGCCGATGTGGTATTCGTCCTCGATGCTTTTGACCGGGTGCCAGCTATTGAGCAGGCGGCGTTCTCCCGGATGGTCTTCGATGTCCGGGTCTCTGCGCCAGAGTCGCTGCTGTGACGGGCAGTAGCGCAGATGGCCTTCCCGGAGTTCCCAAATGGCTTTCTGGTATCCGGCGTGCATGACCAAGGTTTTGCCGCGTTTGCCGTTGTCATCACCGTCGGTGATCAGTTGGAGCGATTGCCCGGTGATGGTCATCACGCGGTCGAAATCGTTCGGTGGTGCGAAGACGAGTTCGAGCAGTTTGAAGCAGCCGGCGTATTTCGCCGGCAGATCCTCAGCCGGGATAGGCCTGTAATCATCGTATTGGCCGGCCATATTTTCCTTCCTTGGATAGCCGGCCCTAACTGTTACGCATTACGCCCTATAAACAAAAACACACAATATATAGATATATAGGAGAAAACATATTTATTACATGTTTTTTGTAACTGTGTAACTTGTAACGGTTAAGGCCTTGGAATTGTTGGTTTTTGACGGTTACGTTGGTGTGTAACCACTGCGTAACAAGTTACGTAACCGGTTACGGGCGGTTACGTAACCGCCCGTGGTTTATCCGCCATGCGGTTACGCCTGTTACGTTGCGGTTACGTTCGAACCAGTCAGAACTCCGGTCCCGGCTGTTGGCCGCCCTGCTGCGACGATTGCCCGACGGCAAGCACCTGTTCCAGGGTGAGACCCATCATGCCCGCGATGTCCTGGGGGGTCTTGCCGATGGCCTTCAGCTGGAGGATCTGCGTCGCCTGCTGCGCAGTCACAGGCTGCGAGGCCGCCTGTGCAGGCTGCTGCGGCGCGGCGGCGTAGTTCCGTGTGGTCTGTGGCATGGCGTTGGGCTGCTGGCCGGCGTATGGGTCGGACATCGCCTGTTCCAGACCGTCCTCGTTCGGGTTGCCGGGGGTGATCTGGAAGCTGTAGATCTTCGCGTCGGCGAAGCCTCGCGTCTGGCTTGGCTTGGTCTCGCTGAACGTGATGCGGATGGTGTCACCGACGCGCGGGAAGTTGCCCACGCCGGCCTGCTGGCTCGCCGCACGAAGATTCGGAATCGAATAGCCCTTGCAGTAGAAGACACGAACTCCGTCGTCGTAGTTGCGCTCCGGGTCGCGCAGACCGGTCTTCAGGTGGATGACGACCTGCGGCTTTGGATTGCCGTTCGGATAGAACAATGGGACTCCGGTCTGGAAGTCGGTCTGCTGCTGCGCCTCGATTCCGGTGATCTCGCCCTGATGGCTGGTGCCCACCGGGTCGTTCTTGTCGAACAGGCCTGGCGAACCGCCCTGCATCACCGAATCAAGGCTCATCTCCACGGGCGACGCCGCCTGCTGCGGCTGCTGGAAGCCGTTCTGCTGCTGGTATTGGTTCTGGTTTCCGTACATGGTTTCTCATCCTTCGTATGTTGGTTGGAGCAGTTGTTTGAGCGTTTCCCATTTGGCGGGTACGTCCGGGTACATTGAGGTGTTCAACTCCGAGAGTTCGCCCAGTTGGTCGTCTGGCCAGCTGCCGCATTGGAAGCAATGCGATGGCGACGTGGGCAGCGAATGAATCCATGCGTCGCGCACTTCCGGCCCGTCGGCGAGTTCGATGCAGTCCATCAAATTGATGAGCAGTTGGGCACGGCTCATGGACCACCGGCCGGGCTTCGGGTCGAACGGGACCTCCCACGCATAGGCGCCGTCGAGACTGGTTTTGTTCCTGGGCAGCATGAAGATGCAGTTGCGCTCGCATTTCTCGCCCGCGTTCTCCAGTCCGATGCCGTAGAGGCTGGCTTGCACTCGGTATTGCTGGCTTGGCCCGCTGGCCTTCGCCGCTCTCATGGTGGTGTCGCCGGTGATCTTCCAATCCACCGTGCTGCGCGTTTTACGGTCGTACAGGTCGATGCTGCCGTGCAGTTCGGTGCCGCCGTACAGGCCGGACAGGCTACCGACCTTGACGCGCATCTCGGCTTGGAACCGCTTCAGTCGCCTCATGTCGTCGAGGTGTCCCTCGATGAGGTTTTCCGCGTTCATCACGTCGGAGATGGTCTGCTGGTCGGCGTTGAACCATTCCTCGAACCGCGCGTGCACGCAGGTGCCGATGAACGACAGCCATGACGTTTTACGCGATTGGGGCCATCCGGCGAGCTTGGCGGCTAGGCAGTGCAGGCAGTCGGAGCCCAATTCGGACGGGCCTATCTCCGCCTGTTTCTCTCTCGGCTGGTCGCGGATGCCGGTTTCGATCATCATGCGGATCTCCGGCCACAGGCGCGGCTCCTCATGGGTGTCCACGCTTGTGGCCGGCGGTTCCGGCGGTTCGGCGAATGAAACGCCGGCCTGCGTCATGGGCGGCACGTCGACGGGTATCGCGTCACCCTGCTGTTGGGCTTGTGCGACGGCGAGAATGGCGTCATTCATGCTCATGGTTCTTCACTTCCTTGAGAAGGTCGTCGATCTGTTTCTTGATGTCGCCCAGTGCGGTCTGGCTGAGCCGTGTGATGGCCACCGCCTCGTCCGAATTGTCGAAGCGCAGCGTGTAGGTGCGGTCGCCGTCCTTCGCGATGGTTACCGGCATGCTGCCGAAGGCCATCGAATGCACGGGGAAGCCGGTCTTGCCTTGCGTCTCCAGTTCGCGTATGGCCTTGTGGATGCGTCTGGCGACGGTGAGGCCCAGCTCGTCGAGCTGGGCGGAACGGATGACGTACAGGTCGTCGGTCAGCTCGTTGCCGTCCTCGTCACGCAGGTCGTAGTCGGCGATAACGCTTTCCACGATCTGGGCGATGCCCAGGCTGGACAGTTCCGCGCTCATGCGACCACCACCATAGGCTTGCCGCTCATCGCGTAATCGGCCACCGCGTCCGCCGTCAGCAGCTTCTCCAACTGGCTGAGCGGCCGCGGCCGCAGCTGGTAGGCTCCGGGATACTTGGTGGCCGGGTAGGCTTTTTCGAACGTGCCGGCGTTGATGCGGCGCGCGCCCGGCTTGACCTGCACCTTCAGATTGCCGGCCTGGTAGGTGCCGACCGGATGCGAGTCGAGAATCAGGGATTTGAGATTGTCGATTTCCTCCTGTCGGCTGGCGATCTCGGCCTGCAGTTCGACGATGCGCGCCGCCTGCGCGGCGAACAATCCTTGGCGCAATTCCCCGTCCGGGTTCACGGCCTCTGTGTTTTCAATGGTTGATGGAGTCATTTGATGTGCCTTTCACGATGATTTGGGCGTAGGTGGGATACCACGCCGTCTGATGCTTGGTCTGGTTCGTGTGCCGGTTGCAGCAGGTGACCGCCTCGTCCAGTCCGGTGGGCTTGCCGAGCGGCCCGCATGTCCTGCAACGCGGCATCCAGAGACGCCGGTCAGGCATCATGCCTGTCCTTGGAGGTGAGGCGCAGTCCGGCGATGACGTCCGCCGAAGCGTCCGGGTTGCGCAGCAGCTTCGATATGGCCGCACCCTCCTTGACGGTCAGTTGGGCGATGGCGATGGCCGTCACGACGGCCGTATGCTGCTCGTTGGTGAGCATGATCTTGTCGGACAGCAACAGTTTGGTGGCTTTGTCGATGAACGTGCTGGCCGCGTTCGTGATGCCGTTCGCCGTCGGCACCAGGGCCGCCAGTTCGAAACTCAGATCCTCGTCCGCTATCAGCGCCTGCTGCACCAGACGGGGTTCGTTGATCGGCTTGCTCATGATTGTTCTCCTTGCTTGTTCGGCTCCCATTCGGGGAGCGGCTTGATTCGGATATAGAGATGTGGCTCGTACTCATGCCCGCAACACGTGTATGGGTCGCCGCTCTTGCGTTTCCGGTATTTGCCTTTGGCTCCGTACACCCACAGGTCGGGCATGCGCTTGCTGGCATGGGATTCGACGACCTGCGCGTCATCCACGTAGGCGACGCCGTTCAGGGAGTCCAGAACCAGCTTCAAAAGGTTGTCGAGATCCGGACGGCCGCGATGGCTCATCCAGAATTCGGCCTCCAACCTGACCGGGCACTGGTATGGTTTCGCCTGCGGGTATTTCAACCGGAATTCCGCGAACAGGCGTTCCTCCGCCCCGACGGTGCGCTTCGGTGTCATCGCGTGCCCGTTGTAGACGCGGGGACGCCCCTTCGGCACCGGGTCGCCCGGCAAGCAGAGCGTGAACTCACTTTGTTCCATCGCCACCCCACTTCAAAAGAATCGCGAGGAATATGAGCGGCAGGATGATGGCCAGTATGAGCGAGCCGGTTATCATCCACTGCGGAGTGCCCACCGGGCTGGGGACACGGCTGTGCGTGGTCGCGAAACCCGCCAGCCAGCCCTCAAGGAACGTGAGGGCCAATAACACGGCCGACTTCTGGCCGTCCGTGAACCGTGGCTTCGGACGACGCATATGCCGCTTTTTGCGTAACGCTTCGATGCTCATTTCGCGGCCCTCGACTTCTCCGTGGTCACGATGCCGGCCAGATCCACCACATCGGATTCGACTTGCAACACCTTGCGCATGATCTTCAGGTCGCCCTGCATGTAGGCGTCATAGCCGATCTGATGCGCCACATCGAACAGGTCGCCCAGCATGTCCGCATACCGCTGCCACTTGTCCGCCTCGGACTGTGGTTCGGGCTTGCGGGTCTCCCCGTCCAAATCCTTCTCCAATTCGACCTCCGTATCATTCAGGAGCTGCTCCATGAGCTCCTTCAGCGACATGTCCTCCGGAACCTCGACGCCGATGGCGTGGATACCGCTAATCTTGTTGTTTGACATCACTTGTCTTCCTTTCAATGTGATTGGTGATGTTGGTGCCGGCGTGAACCTTGGCAGTGCGACGCTGGCACCTTTTCCTTTTCTCCCGGTTTTGAATCCGGGAAACCCTTATTCGCCATGGACCAGCTCCCTGCGGCTTATCGCGCACCGCCGGTCCCGGTAGTCGATGACCTCCTGTGGATTCCAAACGAGCCTGCGGCCTACGCGTTTCGGCGCGGGCGGATACCGACCGCCCCACTTGTCGTGGCACGACCACACGTAGAGACTGCCCTTCGAGACACCGAGGAAGCTCGCCACCTTGGCGATCGGCCAGCCGTCAAGAGACGATTCGATTTGACTACCGGCCATCACGCACCCGCTTCCAAGTCAAGGGGAGTGCAGCCCAGATACTTCTGGATGAGGTACTGCTGGCCCTTGGGCGTGACCTTCGTCGTGAAGTTCAACGACACATGACCATCCGAATGGGCAATCGATGTTTCCTTGACCTCGAACAAACCCAGTTCCATGCTCTTCTGTGTGGGCATGTTCGGGTTCCCGTTGCGCTTCATCAGGAAACCGTCCTCACGTAATTGTTTGAACAACCGGTTCTGGCCGGTCTTCACGCCGTTCTGTTTGAGGATCTTCGCCAATTCCCCAATCAGAATGCTCCGCTTCGACGTTGCGACAGCGTCAGCGAACAGCACCTTCGGCCTCTGGGCCTCAAGCTGCTTCTTCTGGTCTTCGATGGTCTTCTGCGCGATGAGCACCGCGCGAGCCATCGTTTCCTCCGGGGTTTCGCCCTGTGGAATGTAACCGCCGGTACGACGGATCTGGGGCACTACCTCGTCGAACAGCCAATGCTCGAACTCGACCGCGCTGGTGAGCTTGCTGCTGGCGATGAGGCGGTACACGTCGCCTTCGGTGATGAATACCATCTGCTGGATTCCACCGGCCGTCTCAAGGGGGTAGCGATTCGCGACACCCTTGCAATGCTTTGCGATTGCGTCACGGGTGTTGCTGTATCCGAGTGCGGTGGCGACGTGCTTCGCGCAGAACAGCACCGTCCCGTTCTCCGCGGTCACCGTGGCGACCGGGTTGCCCCGAAACTCGAAGGGCTGTACATTGGATTCAGTCAT